ATGATTTCTCCATCTATTACCTGAAGTATCATATTCTGATTCAGGCATATATATTACATGTACTCTCTCAACTGAGTCATCACCAAGATCATAATGTGTTACTTCACATATAAATTTTCTAAGCATAATATCCTTTCTGTTTATTAGGCAACGCCTAGCCAGAGGGCGACTAGGCGTTAGCCAACTATCTATTTAATCTGATATTCTTTGAACCTTTGCATCAATTCAATCAATATATCCAGTTTCTTTTCAACTGGTGATTGAGACTTACGATACTCGTCCAATGACTTATACTTATCAGGATTAGCTTTAACATAAGCTATTCTTTCTTCTGGAGTTTTCGTAATGTAATACGATTTGAACTCCATACTTGTTTGTTTATCTGACATATTATCTCCTTTCGATAAAAGTTATTTTCGCTAGAACTAATAACTTTTAGATTGTTTAGACATATCTATATATCTCAGTACTTGTATAACTGATATAACAGATAACAATAAACCAGCCCAGAATGACACGTGTATCATAATTACAACACTTACATTAGCCATTATGAACCAGAGTAACAAGGCAAACAATATCATTATTTACCCATTTTTTCCTGGAAGTTCTTTAGGAATGAGTATCCCATATAACCACCAGTCAACTGACCTATGATTGTAATAGTCAACCATATAGCCAATAGAGTTAATACATACGTTTCTAACATATTATATCCTTTCTGTGCACCTCGACATATTTGGTCGAATTAGCACTTATTTGTATGTCCATTGATATTTAGACAATCATGTTCGTCAGTAATATCAACAGGTTAAATCATATTCGGTAATCAACTAATCAATAGACAAGCTAGAGTTAGCCAATTACCAAACATATATAACAACAATTTTCTGTTGCTACTGGCAACAGCAGAAAATTGTAACAACAAACAAGAGACAATCGCAACAGCGATTGACAATAGTGAAAACAGTGGGTTTTGTTTTCACCCCATGCAATGTCGACAGCATGTCGATAGTGCAAATAGGGGGGTTTTATACAGCTAACAACTAAGGAGGACACATGGCAATACCTTTTGCAGCTGGAGGAGCAGCAATGAAAATGTTAAGAATGCTCTACAAGGCAAAAAAAAAGACAGGTACAGGCTCGAAAATAGCAGCAGATTTTGCAGCTAAGAAGGGTTTTACCAAAACTAGCTCGGCTATAACAGGAACATCGCAGAAATTACACAAAGGAACTATGAAAGCTAAAGAATTAGCTAAAAAGTATCCGAAAAGTGCAGCTGCGATTAGTGGAGCTGTGGCTTTTGATATATTTGATGACGATTAATGGCTAAAAGAAAGTTTACGGACTTTATACCACGAGAAAAACCGAAAAAAAGACCTCGAAGGCACACAAAATCGTTAAATAAACATAAAAAAAGATCGTATAAAAAATACAATAGGCAAGGAAGATGAAATATCCACTCGGATTACCATATAGCGTTATAAAAGACTTTACTGGCTTGATGCCAAAAGTGTTGAAAAAACGTAGAAAGTTTATTAAAGACCTTAAAGATCCTAAATTTAGAAAAAAAACTAAAATTATGGGATATAAGGAGGTCTTATAATGGCATCACCAAAACCAAAAAACCCAGCGTTATACGCTAGGGTCAAAGCCGAAGCTAAACGTAAGTTCAAAGTATACCCAAGTGCATATGCTAATGCTTGGTTAGTACGAACATATAAAAAGCGTGGTGGCAGATACTAATGGCTTACAGGGGTGGTCTACGAAAGTGGTTCGCAGAGGACTGGAGAGACGTCAAAACTGGTAAAAAGTGTGGACGTTCTGGTAAGAAGGACAAAGGTAGACCATATCCTGCGTGTCGACCTAGAGCTGTCGCTGGTAGAATAAGTAAATCAGAAGCTCGTAAGAAAACTGGACCAAAAAGAGTTAAATGGTCAGTAACAGCATCTGGAAGGAAAAGAAAGTAATGGCTAAGACACCTGCATGGCAAAGAAAAGAAGGCAAATCCAAAAGTGGGGGTTTGAATAGAAAGGGGATAGCGTCATATAGACGAGCTAATCCTGGATCTAAGCTCAAAATGGCAGTAACTACTAAGCCATCAAAATTAAAAAAAGGATCTAAAGCTGCAAAACGTAGAGCTAGTTTTTGTGCTAGAATGAAAGGCATGAAACGTAGACTTACTTCTGCAAAAACAGCTAGAGATCCAAATAGTAGAATAAACAAAGCATTAAGAAAGTGGAATTGTTAAATGAGTAAAAGTCTTGAAAAATTAGCAGATACTATGATAAGATTAACTCCTGAGGAATCTCAGAAGTTAGCTTTGATCATTAGAGCAAAACTAATGCCAGAAGTGGCAAAACAACAGCAGCAAGGATTATTACAACAAGCCAATAATCCAATGATGGCTAGAATGGGGCAAAGACCAAATATGAATTTACCTATGCCTAATACTAGAATGGCTGCACAACAAGGCTTGTTACAAAGATAGGAGAAACACTATGCCAATGGTTGGAAAGAAAAAATACCCATACACTAAAAAAGGTAAGATGGCTGCTAAGAAAGCTGCTAAGAAAAAAGGTATGAAAGTCAAAAAAATGAAAGGATACTAATGAAAGCAAAAATGGCAGGTAAAGCTATGCTTACAGCTAAGCAAAAAACTTTACCAAAACAATTACAAGACAAAATCATTAAATCCAAAATGAAAAAGAAAAAGAAGAAAAAATAATGAAATACCCAGATATTATAGGATCTAGCGATAAAAAGTTTAGAAATTATAGCTATGGAAAAAGACCAGGAAAAAAACTGGTTAAGTATTCTCCTACAAAAGCTAAAATAAATAAACTTAAAAGTTCATTAAAAAATATAAGTTTAAAGAAAGGTGTTGTTAAAGGCATCAAATTTGGTACTAAAGTTGCAACAAGTCCAATATCACTAGGTCTTGCTGGTGGTGCATTAGCAGTTAAAGGATTTCAAAAACTTAGTGAAAGAAAAGGACTAACTTTCCCTGAAGAAAAAAGTTTCAAAAAAAGTATTTATAGACAACAATATGATGGAAGAAGATAAAAAAGAAACTAATCATGGTGGAAAAAGAGAAGGTGCAGGTAGACCTTTAGGTTCAAAGTCTAAAACACTTTGGAAAACTATGGAGGATATGGCATCAAAATACCAACATTCTCCTTTAGATTATTTATTATCTGTGTTAAACAATCCTGCAAGTTCACCTGAACGTAAAATGTATGCAGCAGAAAAAGCAGCACCTTACATTCATCCAAAACTTGCAAACACAACATCTAAGATAGGAACAGATGAACCAATCCAAATCAAAGTCCAATGGGAAAAAGAAAGTTAGGATAGTAGAAGTTCCATACAAACCAAGACAATATCAAAAAGAAGTACATGATAATTTAAAAAGATTTAGTGTACTTGTTTGTCATAGAAGATTTGGTAAATCAGTTTTATCTATAAACGAATTAATAAAAACAGCAGCAGATAAACCTAGAGCTTTATGTGCATTTATAGCTCCGACATATAGACAAGGTAAATCTATTGCTTGGGAATATTTAAAATTTTATACAAGACCACTAATGATGTGGGGTGGAAGTAGGAACGAGTCTGAACTTAGAATAGATTTATTCAATGGTTCAAGAATACAAATTTTCGGTGCTGATAATCCAGATAGCATAAGAGGTATGGGATTTGATGGAGTTGTCCTGGACGAATATGCAATCATGTCTCCTAGAGTATGGACAGAGATTATTAGACCAGCTGTTGCTGATAAATTAGGTTGGGTTTTATTTATCGGTACACCAATGGGGCACAATCAATTCTGGGAAGTCTATGATTATGCACAGCGTGGTAATAAAGATTGGTATGGGAAACTATATAGATCTTCAGACACCAAAGTTATTCCAGAGGAGGAACTGGAGCAGGCACGTTCTATCATGACACCAGAACAGTATGAACAAGAGTTTGAATGTTCATTTACAGCTGCTGTCTCAGGAAGTTATTACGGACGTCTGATAACTAAAGCTGATAAAGATGGGAGAATCGGCTACGTGCCTGTAGATGATAATGCAGGTGTAGAAACGTGGTGGGATTTGGGGATAGGAGATTCAACTGCAATATGGTTTGCACAAAGAATTGGAGAAGAAGTACATCTAATAGATTACTACGAAAATTCTGGTGAATCACTTGCACACTATGTAGATGTACTAAAAGAAAAAGATTACGCTTATTCATCTCACATAGCACCTCATGATATAATGGCTAGAGAACTTG